GTGATCAACACTTACACCTGGCTCGATGTGGACCGGGAATTGAAGAAGTGCTCGGCGTGGGCGAAAGCGAATATCAAGGGAAGCAAGGGCCCGACCCGTCGGCGAATCATTGCGTGGATGAATCGAGCGGACGGGAAGCCGGTCGACACGCGCTACAAGAAGGACGCCGGCGGCGAGCTGCCCCCTGTCCTCGAGCCCGAGAGCTGGAGAGAAGTGATCTTGCGCGAAGCGGCGGAAAACTCGATCTACCAGCAGATCGTTCGCGACAACACGCCATGGGCTGAAATCAGCAGAGGCAGTCAGCTCGACATCGTTCGATTCGTCGAGGCCAACAAGTAATTTCGCCGGCCCCGCCGGCATTCAACAAACCAACAAAAGGAGAATCAGATGGTCGAAAAAACAGGAGAGCTGCCGGCAATGACCGGCAAGGGGGTCGAGAAACTCATCATCCCCGCGATCGACAAAGCGGTCGTGAAGTACGAGCAGAAGAAGGACGCGCGATGCAAGGTGTCGCCGGCCGAAGTGGCCGCCAAGGACGAGCTGCTCGTCGCGCTTCACAAGAACCGCGACAAACTGCCGAAGAACGAGGAGGGCAACTTCTTCTACCGCTACGAGGGCGTCGACTACGTCCTCGAGGAGAGCCTCAAGCGGAAGAAGGTATCCTCAGGAGACGACGGAGTGGATTGACCACACACGGCTGGGGGCGCATGCTGGCCCCCAGCCTTAACTCCCGAGCAAAATGAACGATCCAAGATCCCCGACAGTTGCAGTCCTGATCCACGAGTTGGCGCAGCTCTACGTGGGCAACCCATCAGCGATCAGGGTGGAGTTTCAGGACTCGGCCGATGGGCGTTCCTGCTACTTTGTGCTCAAGGGAGACAAGAGGGACGACTCGAGGCTGATCGGCCGCGACGGTTGCCACGTCCACGCCCTCAATTCTCTGGTCGAGCAAGTCGGACGTGCGCAGGGCCGCACCTTCACATTTCGCCTGCTGACGGATCGCGGACGCCATGAGCCTTACGAGAAGGGCGAGTCCGCGCTCACCTACGACCCGAGGCCAGCTCGAGACCTTCTCTGTCGCTGGCTGGCAGCGCTTGGTGTAGCGGGATTCTCGGTCGAGGCGACGCCAGGGCCCGGCGCCCGACGGAGTCTGTCCTTCGTGTTTGAGATCAAGATCGGAAACATGGCGAAGGCGGCTTCCCTAACAATTTCAGAGGAAGGGTTCCCATCGATAGTCGGATCCCTCGGCACGCTCTACCGCGCGATCGCGCAGCAGCAGGGAGTCCGCTTTCAGCTCAACCTGGCCGACAGGGTGAAGGTGGCATGAATCCAATTCTCGAACGGCCACACACGGTGGCCATCAACCACGATGCGCCTTTGCGCTATCTGGTGCCGTCCAATCGGAATCCGCAGGACAAACATCTGGTCGAGCTCGACGCCTACAAGGGCAATGGCCGATGCGATTGCGAACATTTTACGATGCGCTGCGAGCCGCTTGTCCGCCGGCGCGTTTCTCCCTTCGAGGCTGTAGGAAAGGGTCTGATCAAGTTGAAGGTGAACCGTCACGTCCAGGACGCGCTCCGCTGCGAGCACATTCTCACCGCGCGAGCTCAATTCGTGGATGACGTTCTAGCCGCGATTGCCGAGAGGCGCCCAACCGAAGAGAAGCGCAAGGAGGCGTGGCATGATTCGTAGGCACAAGCCGCTCCTGCGCCGTACGCCTCTCAAGCGGATGTCCGATCGACGGCGAACCGAACGCGTCATCTACGCGAGGCGTCGACTTGTATTCTTGCGTGCGCATCCCCAGTGTCAGTGCTGCCTCGAGCACTGCCAGATACACGAGGACCGAATCCCGGCTTCGCGCGACATCCACCACAAGCACGGTCGCGGCCGCTTCTACCTCGACGAGTCGACCTGGATGGCCGTCTGTCGGGTGCACCACGACTGGATCCACTCGCACCCCTCCCAGGCCAGGGCAAAAGGCTGGCTTGTGTAAGTCGTTGGAAACCACGGCGGGCCGCCTGATAATAACTCTCGACTCCTGCGAATAACTTCTGCACGATGTGGGTAATCGGGGACACCCCGAGAAACTCCCAAACGACATGACCGACACGATTCTAAAGACACGCGACGAGATTCTAGGCGCTCTCAAGTGGAGCGCTCCCCGAGAGGTGCCCACCAAGCGCGGGCAGAAGGTGGTCACCTCGGCGCCGGCGAACCAGGAGGTCTTCGACCTTTTCGGCCGCGAGAAGAACGAGCTCTACAACCTCGGCTACTCGCTCAGTCAGTATCGCGGGCAATGGCAGATCACCAGATGGTCCGATCCGGATCCCGCTGTGAAGGCAGCGCGCGAGGCCGCCAAGGCGCTTTCCCGCGCGACCGACGCAGTGATCGACGTCCCCCATCCCGAGGGCCTCGAGTACCTCCCCTTCCAGCGGGCCGGTATCAAGTTCGGGCTGGACCGCACCGCCATCCTGATCGGCGACGAGATGGGCCTTGGCAAGACCATCCAGGCGATCGGTATTCTGAACGCCTCCCCGGAGGCGAAGCGGATTGTCATCGTTTGCCCAGCGTCTCTGAAGCTCAATTGGTATCGCGAGCTCCAGAAGTGGTCTACCAAGGAACGCAGTATTCGCGTCCTCTCGAGCGGGGACAAGTTTCCGTCCGCTGATGCCGTGATCATCCTCAAGTACGATATCTTGAAGCAGTATCTGCAGGAGCTGCGCGCAGAGGAGTTCGATCTGCTGATCTGCGACGAGGCCCACTACCTGAAGACCCCGACAGCCATCCGCACCCAGTGTGTGTTCGGCCGCGAGGCGAAGAAGGCCACGGACAAGCGCCCAGCGAAGCCGGCGCTCCCGCCTGTGCGGGCCCGCAAGCGGATCCTCCTCACTGGGACGCCGATCGCCAACAGGCCGGTCGAGCTCTTCCCTCTGATCAACTATTTGGATCCGGGCGTGTGGGGTAACTTCTGGAGCTTCGCGAAGCGCTACTGCGATGCCACGAATAACGGCTTCGGGTGGGACTTCACGGGCGCCTCCAACCTTGAGGAGCTTCAGGACAGGCTCAGGTCTTCGATCCTCGTGCGCCGGCTCAAGAAGGACGTCCTGACCGAGCTGCCGGCGAAGCGCCGCCAGGTGATCGAGTTCCCAGCGGAAGGCGATCTGGCCGAGCACGCCGAGGCCGAGCGTCATGCCTATGAGGACCGAGAGGACGATCTCGAGGAACTTCACGCCGCGGTCGAGCTGGCCAAGGCCTCGGACAACCCTGAGGACTACAAGCGGGCGGTGGAGGCCCTGCGCGCCGGCGTCTCTGCCGCGTTCGCGGCCATTTCGACGCAGCGCAGGGAGCTGGCCGAGGCAAAGATCCCGCTCTGTCTCGAGCACATCCGCGGCGCAGTCGAGGAGTCGGGCAAGGTGGTGGTCTTTGCCCACCACAAGACCGTCGTGGCCTCTCTGGCCGAGGAGTTTGGCGACTCTGCAGTCAAGCTGGTCGGCGACACACCCATCCTCGAGCGGCAGGCCGCAGTCGATCGATTCCAGAAGGATCCCTCCTGCAAGGTGTTCATCGGATCCACTCTGGCTGCCGGCGTCGGAATCACTCTCACAGCCGCCTCACACGTCATCTTCTGCGAGCTCGACTGGGTTCCGGGGAATGTCTCTCAAGCCGAGGACCGCTGCCACCGTATCTGCCAGCGGGAGTCCGTCCTGGTGCAGCACCTCGTGGTCGAGGGCTCGCTAGATGCCACGATCGCCAAGCGCATCGTCGCGAAGCAGGAGGTGATCGATCGCGCTCTCGATACGGTAGCCCTCGCGGCCCCGGTGCAGGCGCCGGCGCGCAAGAACGCGGCTCCGGGCGCTACGGCCGACGTCACGGTCGACCAGCTGGCCAAGCGGGCCCTCGACCTCACGATCGACCAGCGTGCTGCAATCAGCGAGGCCCTGCGGTTCCTGTCGGGTCGCGATCACGACGGCGCCAGATTCCGCAACGACGTCGGCTTCTCAGGGATCGACACCCGGATTGGCAACGACCTTGCCAGCCGGACATTCCTCTCGCCGAAGCAGTCCGCTCTGGGCCTGAAGATCGTCTGGAAGTACCGGAACACGCAGCTGCCTGCCGAGATCGCCGAGAGGCTGGGGGAGAAGCCATGACCGCCGGCAATTTCAACTTCTCGCTGTGCGCTCTTGGCATTCTAGCTGTTCGATTCGAGCAGGCGCCCACAGCACCTCTCTTGGGCAACTCGAGGGAGATCTCGGCTTACTGCCACGGTCGTGCAGCGCGTTTGTCAAACCTGTCCCGAGACTCCTACCCAGCGTGGCTGCGCGCGGATCTGGTCGACCACTGGCAGCGTGGGTGGGATCTCGTCGACTACGCTTTGGCCCATCCTCAAAAGGTAGACGAGTCGGACTACCGATGATTCCCATGCTCGTCCTTCTCGTAGCGCAGCCCCGGGCCGACGTGGATCCGGATCTCTTCCTTCATTCGATCGCACAGGTGGAGCAGTGGGACGGGCACTCGGTCGGGCCCGCCGGCGAGCACGGGCCCTACGGGATGCGCGAGCGTTACTTCTACCAGTACGGACTTTCTCCGACTCCTGAGAACTACGAGGAGG